TTCTTCGTCACCAAAAGCTGGCTCTTCTTCTGAGTCATCTTCTTCGCCGTCTTCTTCTGAGTCATCTTCTTCAGCGTCGTCTTCTTTAGGCTCGTAACCTTCTTCTTCTTCTTCTTCTTCTTCTTCCATGCCATCATCCGCTTTACCGTAAGGGTTACCTTGGTCTTTAGAGAAATCAGATTCTAGTAGTTCTTCGTAGATTTCGCGGCTTTTGCCTACTACGATGTTATGAAAAATTTCTTGTGCTGTTTCTTGATCTTCGTTGATCAAAGCTTCTAGCATAGCTTCAAATTGAGCGCGGTCAGTCATGTTAGTTCTCCTGTGGTATGATTGTTGATACAAGGCTGTAATATATTTACACTAATATTAAAAAAGTGCATAGATATACCTGAAAAACAGTCGTTTTCAGATAATTTTTTAGAATTACGCCGCTGGTGCAGGCGGTGTAGCGTACATTGAATGTATAAAGTCTAATTCGTTTTCTTGTTCTAATATATGAGCTTCACTACTTTTACGCAATTCGTTAATTTGACCAAGGGTTAATCTAGTCTTGCGAGTATCAGTTCTATGCATAACTGTATCGTCGCGTTTAGCATCATAACGTAGATCATTAGCTACGCTACGTGTGTCAGGATCAATATAAAATAGTTCTCTAAGAATCATACTATATTTATGCAGCCGGTGGAGGAGGAGCACCTGGAGCAGCCGGAGCACCACCTACTGCGCTAGCATCGCTTGCATTTGCATCTTGCATATCTTCTGGAGCATCCATATCGCCTGCGGCACCTAAGTCTCCTTCAATACCTGCGGCAGATAAACCTGCACTGCGCAATTCACCTGCGGCATCTGTGTGATTTGGTTGACCTTTACCAGCTTCTTCAGCCCACATACGTTCATTTTCTGCAACTTCTTCGTCAGTTAAACCTAAGAAACGCTTCAATGCAAAACGTTTTGACATATAAGGTACTGCTTGAACTGTATTAAATGTGTTAATACGTTCAGTATCCATAGCCGCTTGACGTGAACTTGCAAAGTTCATTGGAGGATTAAACTGTAACTCAAATAGATTAGCATCTAAATTAAGTCCTTTACTCTCCATGTACATCTTAAATTCAGTATCAAACACTGCTGTAATAAGACTTTGTAGTCTTTCACAGTATTTGTTAAAGCGTAGTTCTTGAATGTATGCTGTTCCCACTCGTCCATCGTTAAAACTTGCTTGACTATCGTCTGCACCAGTAGGCAAATAGCTACTTGGAATACGTAAACCACGGAATAACTTGTTAGTAAAGTACTTTAAGTCATCAATTTCACCTAAGTTAGTACCGCCGGGCAATGTTTCTACTTTAGATCCACGTCCTTCTGCTGTTGTTGGGAAGAAATAATCTTCGTTAATGCTTAAAGGATTATAAGCAGAGTCGATAACGTTTTGTCCGCCACCTGACTGACTAGGAATTCTACGTTGATGGATCTCATTCTTAACACGTTCAACGAATGCCATAGCTAAATGGCTTGGCATATTACCTACGTCAATGTGAAATACTCTGCGTTCTGGAGCACGTTGTATACGATAGATAAGGATAGCATCTTCTAATAGTTCTTTTTGTTTGTAAACTTTGAAGATATTCTCTAATAAACTGTTACCAAACGGAAAATTTTGATCTAATCCTTCTGACAAACTTAGATGTATAACATGTTTAGCATCAACTGCATTTTCTTTTTGGTTTAATCCAAAGCGTCCGCCAGCACTGCTTGTAGAATAAGGTCCTGAACTACCTTTACCTGAACTACCTTGTCCTAAGTTACCGCTTGCACCTTGTGTTCCACCAGCGCCAGCACGTGGACTTACCGTAGGTGTAATCATCGTAGCGATTAAATTTTCAAAGTTAGGAGCAAGATCTTTAACAACATACTGTTCAGGTTTCTTTCCTTCGCTTTCATTTACAATAACTTTAACAATGTTAGCAGGATCTACGTAACTCCATTTTTGATTTTCAGGATCTCGAATAAAGAATGTATCACCGTATTTGAAAACGTTACGAACAATACGGAAAATACGTGTGTCAAACTGTTGTAGTTTGTTCCATTGTTGTAGGTATTCACCTAAAATCTTAATTTCACTATTAGTAGCCTTGTGGCGCCACTTGACTGAGAATGGACTTTTACTATCTTTTACTTTTTGTGTACAAAATTCTGCAAGAATATCTAGTGCGGCATTAACTTCTGGATCACTATCCATAACTTCATACTGACTATAACGCTCAACACGGTTAGGACTGCCTGTATAGATATCAGGTAGATAGCTTGAATAGTTTGTTTGTGCAGGGCCAGGTCTAGATCCGCTACTATTTGCACCAGAGATTGGACCTAATAGCTGGCCATTAACTGGTACTGGTGTGAAATATTTTTTCCAACTCATCTGTTATCCTTAGGCTAATGCTCTGCTACCTGCTGGTCTAGAAGTAGACTTTGCTGTCTTCTGGCTAGCTTCGGCGGTGGTGGCCGCATGACTTATCATTTGTCCCATTTGTTTATTTAACATCGTTAGCTGGTCATTGAGATCTTTTAATGATATAGCACTAGTGCCAGTTGCCGCTGGTTGAGCCGCTGTAGCTGTTTGCGCTTTCGGTTGTTCAACTGGCTTTTCTGCTGTTTCTATTTTAGGAACTGGTTTTGGCAACGGTGTTTGAGTTACTGGTTTAGCAATGTCAGCACTAATACTATCTAATTTTGGTATAGAAGGAGCTGTCGGAGCAGTAGTTTTAGATACGATACTTGATATTTGAGTTTTTATACGATCAAATATACTAGGTTCTGCTTTTGGTTCAACTTTAGGTATGTCTAGCTTAGGGACTTCTGCTTTTGGTTCAACTTTAGGTATGTCTAGCTTAGGGACTTCTGCTTTAGGTGTTTCAACTTTAGGAGCAGTAGCTCTTGCTTTAATATCTTCTTGTAGTTTTAATGCTTCTTGATAAAAGGGACTACCTTTTCCTTGGTTACGTTCGCCGGGACCTTCTGAAAGAGTTTTTAATTGTTCTTCACTTAACTTAGGTAACTCTGGTGGTTTAACTTCAGGAAGTTTAAGACCGCCCTTGGGCAACATGTCAGATAACATATTTTTACTATTATCTACAGCTGGTTTAGCCATTTGTTTCGAAGCACGTTCTTGCATATCTTGCATAAACGTTTTAACTTGAGCTTTAGGAACAACTGCTTCATCACCGTGCAAATTAACTGTAGTTTCAGCACCAAAATTTTCAAACCAGTCACCGGTAGCATCTTTAGATCCACCTTTTCTTCCTGGTGGTTTACCTATTTCACGATTGCCTACTGCCGATGCACCAGGTGTTGCTGGCGCGGCTGATGCGGCACCAGGCTTGCTTATGCCAGTTACATCGCCTAGTAATTTAAAGTCAGCTTGTAGTTTCTTTGCGGCTGCTTCAGTAGTTCCGCCTGCACCAAATACCGTCGACATTGCTCCGTCAAACTTTTTAATCGAAGCAGTATCTGCTCCAATTTTTGCTGAAGTATCTGCTAGTGCTTGTGTTCCAGCTGTACTTGCGACTCTTCCTTTTTCTTCCGTTCTTGACAATGCTTGGTCAAAAGCACGGCTAGAATCTTGAGTCACTTTACCTGTAGCATCTTTTACTAAACCCTGACCTTGCAGATCAACTTTATCCCTAGTTGCTTGATCTGCCTTTACCCCAGTTAGTCCGGTTTCTGCTTTTCCACCTACTTGTCGTCCTGCCAATCTATTTTCTTCAGCAATCTTTGATAGTCCTGCAGCCATTTCAGGCGTAGAACGATTAATCATGTTTTGAAAACGTTGACTAGATTGAAATTCATTAACGTGCGACTTGGCTTTTTCTAATGCTTGTTCGGCAGCGGCTTTTTGTTCAGCTGTTTTAGCATGTGTTAACGCATAGGTTGCACGTTGAAATTCTCCAGCGGCCGGGCCCATGGACATTAAAGTTGTTACATTCTCTTTACTATATCGACCACCTTTAGCAATAGTATCAGTTAAGTCTCCTACACTCTGTCCCATTCCTAATAATTTTGCTTGAGCTGTTACATATGCTTCGCGTTGTTGCTCAGTCATACTAAGCATCATCTTAACAACACCTGGTTCTTTTAATCTTGCTTCAAGAGCCGCAGTTAATGCTTCGTGAGTTTGTCCAGTAATTTGCGAAGTACGATGTAAATTAGTTGCTAGTTCACCTGCAAATTGACTAGCCCTTTCCATAGCTTTAGGATTATCAAGGTTAGCTTTTGCACCATACTGACTAACAATTGCTAAGTTACCTAACTCAGCTGCCGCCATGTTAGTTTTTTCTTTAAGATTTTTACCTAAGTCACCTTCTTGTAGACTATTTCCAAGCTTCAATAATTTTTCAGCTGAACCAGTTGCGTTTCCACTTACTGCATCTAGTGCAATTCCAGAATTTTGTACAGCCTGCAAATATTGTTCTTGACTTAGACCGGCTTGGTTAGCCTTATTCTGCATGTCTAAGAAACTCATAGACACACCATGCTGTGCATTAACTAGTGTGCCTGTTCTTAATCCGTCTAGCTCACCGATAGCTTTACTAGCGGCTCCGCCTAGACCTGGAACAACACTAGCCATTCGACTTAATGCAGTTGCCGCATGATTACCGTTATTAGTAATACTAGTAAATGCGCCAACTACACCCACCGATGATTTAATAATATCACCTAATCCAGCGCCACCTCCTGCACCGCTTGCGCCGCCGGCACCTGCACCGCCAGAATTACCCCCACGTATTAGTGTAGCTAGTTGCTGTAGACTACCTTGACTGAGATCGACATCTGCCATAAAAATTTTCCTGAAAAAGTGCGTATATAAATACTATATCATATATTTATCAGGAGTAAAATATGGCCAATAATCCTCTGCAACAATACTTTAGACAACCTAAGATCTTTATTAGTCTAGCCAGTAAAGGCATTTACAACGAATCTGGATCTTTAACCGGTAATACTGAAAGTATGCCTGTATTTGGTATGACAGGTATGGACGAAATTATTATACGCACTCCTGATGCGTTGCTAAGTGGAGAAAGCACAGTAAAGGTACTAGAAAGTTGCTGTCCTAGTATTAAAAATGGATGGGATGTTAGTACGCTTGACACTAACTTGTTGTTCACTGCTATTAGAATTGCCACCTATGGTAACATGATGGCTGTTACACATAATTGCCCAGGGTGCGGTGCTGAAAATGATTATGATTTAGATCTAGGTAAAGCTATTGAACACTATTCAAACTGTAAATTTGATAATCGTGTTGTTATCAACAATCTAGTGATTAAGATTAGACCATTGAACTACAAGCAAAGTACAGATGTTAACATTAAAAATTTCCAATTGCAACAACAATTAAGTCAAGTTGAAGCTATCACTGACGCAACTGAACAGCAGAAAAAAGTTAACGAGCTGTTTACTGCTATTGGGATTATACAAAACGACATGATTACCGATTGTGTAGAAAGTGTTGAAGTCGAAACTACTAATGTAACTGAACGCGGACATATTAAAGAATGGTTAGAAAATTGCGACAAGACTGTTTTTGATGCAATTAAAAAACAAATTGAAGAAAATCAAAAAACTTGGTTGTTGCCTAACTATAAAGTTAAATGCAAAAGTTGCGACCGTGATAACGAAGTTAGCATTGAGCTAGATAATTCAAATTTTTTCGCATAAGCCTAATTGGTCTCACACCCTTTGAGATTGAAGAACGTCTAGTTAGGCTTGATACAGAAATAAAACAATTCAAAGAAGAATTATTTAGAATTAGCTGGTACATGCGGGGTGGTGTTACAGTAAATGATTTAATGTACACCTACAGCTACGACGATCGCCGAGCCGCTTATGAAATAATTAAAGAAAATATTAAATCAGTTGAAGATACTGGTCTACCACTTCTTTAATTTAATTGTGCTTTCAATGCACGTTGTCCAGTTTTAGGATCTTGCATCCATCCAGTACCAATATCTTTCCACTGCGCTATTGGACTAGCATTTGGTGCTAATTTAAACCCGCTTAGTAATTCTGGTTGCCCTCCTGCGGCAGTAGGTGTAGCTCCCTGTCCAGCGGCTGGAGTTGTTGCAGGAGTTCCGTTAGTAGGTGTAGGTGTAGTTCCGCTTGCGGCAGGTGTACTATCTGGAGTTGTTGCAGGTGTAGTAACAGGACCTTGTTTAACACTCTTCATAAACTCAGGTGTTAATGCATCTAATACTTGTACACCTTTTGCACCAACAAAATCTTGTATACCAAAGAACGATCCGGCCATACCTTCTGCAATACCTTTGGCTACATCACTATTGTTAAACATACTTAATGCAACTGTACCAACTAGTTGATTTCCTAGGCCTGAAACTGCTTTTCCTAATTTTTCAGCACCCATCTTAGTAAAGAATCCACCAAGAATATTTCCTGGTATTTTAGCAATCTTAGCCACTGCAAAGTTTGATATTTCACGACCAATTAGGATTTGCATTTCACGCTGACGGTAAGCATTGTACCATTCAGTAACATCTTTAAACTGTTCATATCCAGGAGGAATTTTTCCTGCTTTGACCCATTCTTCAGCATCTTTCATATGATTATAATACTCAAGTGCTGGAGACCATAATTCATAAAGATAGGCTGCATCAAATCCAAGGCTGGCTAACTTCTTACCACCTTCTTTGATCATTTCCAATTTGCCCATGCCAACTAGTTTACCTAGTCCAACGGTTCTAAGTCCACTGTCTGTTTTAGCTTGAGCAAGTACTTTGTCAGCAAGGTCTGGACGTTTGTTTAAAGCCTTGGCAGCTTCTTCGGGACTAACTTTATATTTCTCAGCATAATGCGCAATTTCAGCGGCATCTTTTTTAGCTAGATCTTTAGCGGCAGCGGCAACTGTAGTATTTCGAGTTTTAGCAAAGTCTGCTAGCTCTTGGGCACCTTTTTTAATCAGTGGTTCATCTCCGTGGAATGCCTTAGCGGCTTTGAACCCAAGACTTCCAATACCACCTAATATATCAGCGGCTAGACCTTCTTGTGTTTGTTGTTCAGAGATTATTTCATAGATTTTCATATTAAGATCCTATGTGATATTTATCACAATTTAAAGTTGAACTACGTTCAACTGTGTTTTTCGCTAAAGCTCAAACACATATTGTTTCTTTTTATTAATTATAATAAAACGCGAAGCGTTAAGATATTATCTAGATCGTTCAGTCACACTTTGCCCAGGCAGGGCAAAGTATTTTTGGACATTATCTGAGTCGAACAACATCACTTAGCGTTAGCACTAGAACACAGGCGGTCATCCGGTACCTGCTCATGCTGTCTTTATATGACGGCGGCTTACTAACATACGCTAACATGCTAGTAAACGTGGGGCCACTACCCCTCTTTTACCCTTTGTATTCTCCTTGCAAATCAAACGGATTATAGGTATATTCCATCGTCGTCCTGTAAAGGATAGTGATTTACAACTCTGTCACCAAGCAGAACTACCTTACCGTCACACATCAGAACGGATTTAGGGCACAATATCAACGCCTGTGCGGGCTTATTTGGTGATTTAAGAGCCTGATTTATTATGATTTAAGTATATGTGAGCCATGAACACGAACAGAAATCTGCCCGTTATAATAGTCTTTTGATTCTAATACTTTACGACTAAACTGTTCACGAGCCTCTATGTATGACGTTTCTGCCTTGGATTTACAGTAAAATAGTATTTCCCTACGAAAGTTTTCTTGACCTAACTGCGCAATATCCTTGAGTAATTCGTCCGAAGACCCATAATAGGTCCGCCAATCACTGTCAATTTTACCACGGATTTTCTTTTTTTTCTTAGTGCCGTTTTTTAACTTGACTACTTTGTAGGTAGTTTTAGAAAATTTAGCTAGTTTTTTGCCTATGTACATACGCCCGCTTATTGTATTTGTAATTAGATAAACAAATCCAACACAATCTTCGGGCAATTCTTCTATTAATTGATTTTCGTAGTACCAAGACATACACTAGTTAGTGTTATCTTGATCCTGAGCCTGTTGTTTTTGAGCGGCTCGACGAACTTTACGTTCATCTAACTGCTGTCTTTTTTCTATTTGCCAAAGCCTAATATCTTTACGTCTATCAGAACACACATTACGTATGTCTGATAATAAATGCCTAATACGAATACTGCTAGCATAAGTGCCAGTGTTGATCCACTGTTGATTTTCTTCGAAATACACTCGAAGTAATCTCATCAGTTCTGCATGCAGATCTTCGTCTTGTTCTTTCACTCGGTTATTTCCAAATCATTAGCATAGCTAGTGTAACCATTTTCCTTAACAACTTTTAATACGTTGTTCACACGACCAATTAATTCATCTTTGTGTGAGATTAAGAAAATATTTTTCTTGCGTTCACGTGCCATCTTCTTAAGTACTGCTAGCGCACCTTCAACACCGGCAGCATCTAACCCGTTGTCAATAAGTTCATCAACAAACAACAAGTTAATATTTTGATATAGACTTTCCCATACATCTCGGAACGCCCATGACAAACTAAGGATTAGTCTATTTCGTTCGCCTCGGCTTAGATTATCAAAATCTAAGTCTTGCCCTAGCTGTGTAATTAAGACAGTTAAATCATTCTGGAACATGACCTGATGCGGCAAGCCCATACGGTCAAGATAGTATGTTAGTCTGTTGTTTAAATACGCTAGGTTTTGATCTATAATCTTCTTACGAATAAACGAATCCTTGCTGGTCAATAGCTTGAGTAAAAACTCTTGATGTTCTTTAAGACTGTTAAGATCATTAACATAATCCCATGTGATTTCTTGAATAGCAGTATTCTTCAGCTCATCAATTTGATCTTGATACGGATCAGTTTCGCCTATCTTAACTTCTAACTGTGTTTCAAGTGTTTTAAGATTATTTTGATGCTTGAGTGCTTGCTCAACAGTATCATAGTAAGTGTTAGGACGTTGAGTCAGCTCACCGACCGCGGCTATTTCACCTACGATGG